ACCCAACTCATATCCAACAGAAATATCACTACGAATTCCAACATCTCTTGGTTTTTCGATATCTAAAACAGTTGTTCCAACTTTATCTACATCATATCCACCAACGTATGCTCTACCACTCGATATTTTGACACACATCAAATCATCATCTGGGGTATTTTGCTGCTCTGTAAGTCCTGTAGGATAAAATAATCCACCATTACCTAATCCATTATTTAATGAATTGAATATAGAAACGGTAAATGGATTAACAGAATAATTGCCAGATTCATCAAATGTTCTATCTGCAATATAATCTCTAATTATATTATATTCACTTCTTGTTTCAATTTTTTTAATTTGACCTCTATCGATACGCATTAATTCGATAAAGTTTGTATCATCACCGTCAGTGATATCTTTCTTTATAAGAGTTAATACAATTTGGAATCGATCCGCACCGGGTGCTGCAAAATTACTAAATCCTTTTGCATTATCAAATAAACTTTCATCATCTTTTGCTGTAATGATATTTTCATCTATTTGTAATCCAACTCTATATGTTGAATTATTTGTGTAAGGATCTAATACTATCTTTTGCTCACTGACATTTACAAAGTATCCTCTAACAAAATATACACCTTTTGTTATGAATGCAGCACTACCTACAGAGGTTGCATCTGCCGTGTCTAAGGATGCAAAAACTTCTCCCGCATTAATAGTTGTAAGTCCATAGGTAACATTTTCTGTACAAATAATTTCTTCACCGTTAGCAAAAAATGTTTGACTGAAATCGTTTCCACTAGTATCGTAACTTACATATATTGTAACATCATCTACTCTACTATCCTCTTCCGGCAGAAGAACAAATCTTATTTTAGCTTCTACACCAGAAGTTTGACCAATTATTTTTTTACCTATAAAATTCTTAATATAAAGAGAAATATCAATGCCAAAATTAGAAGATTTTAATTTGACAGAATAATAATTATTATCATATGCAATAGATCCTGGAACAACAAGTGACCCATCTTTAAATATGTTAGTACCAAAAGATTCTAATTGATTTTGTAAAATTGATTGAGATGTTGTTAACTCTCTTGCCTGTACTGGAAATCCCGGTTTATATAAAACTTTTTGATAATTCTTTTCAGGATCAAAATCATCATAATATGGATTTATATTTAAATTAGTTTTTTGTGCCATCTTTTTTTATTAGAATTCCAGGACAATTTTGATATCTTCTTTTTGTCTCAAATCTCTCTGAACAGCAGATCGATTCGTAATGTAAATAATATCTCCTGTCTTTTTATTTATCTCTGGTCCAGCAACCCCATTTGTATATTCCACTCCAAGATTGATAATTTTATTGTTCACAGTCGTCGTAACACCACTTAATGAGGTGTCAATATTTCTTATGTGTATATTGCCGGGATCTTTAATTGAGATATCATTAGATCCTCCAAATTTAACAACTTTAGATCTTGTAGAAACATCAATTGTATCAATAGGACTATCACCACCTCCTGTAGAATCTATTGGAGATGCAAAAAATAATGATCTATCTTGGAAATATTTTACTATTCTTGTATCAGTATCATACGATGCAATATATCCTCTAGCTATTCCCTGCCCACTACCAAGATCTTGTGTAATTTTTACTCCCGCATAATTTATAGTACTTTCGTCTAATGATGAACTGACCTTAAATGAATCTAAAGAAGAAAATTCATTTGCTTTGTAAATATCTGTTGAGGTAGATTTTTCTGGATTTTTGATAATACCAACCTGAGCAAATGTAGTATCATTTGGAAAATCTTTAGAGGAATCATCAAATCTAGCATATACTAAAACTTTATCGGCTCCAAGTTCTTTATAAATGTCATGTCCATGTCCTTTTGATGGTGGTATAATAGGAATTAACTCACCTAAAGCAGTGCTGTTATCTGTTGATATTTGTATTGGTCCTAAATCAACAATACCGTATGTATATCCAGATCCTCCAGATATCACTTTTACAGATTGTATTATACCCGTAGCTGCAACTGTTACACTAACTTTTGCTCCAGTACCATCACCCAAAATATTTAATGTATGAGGTCCTGAAGCCACTGAGGATAAATATCCTCCAGTTTTTCCTGAATTTTTAATATATACTTTTTTTATCTGATTTTTATTTACATCAGAATTACCAGATTCCCGAATGGTTTTTATTTGAGAATCTGTTGTGGTAGACCAATCATTCGGAAGTACAATATATTCAGTAGAATCAAATTTTATAATATCACTAGGTGCAACAGTAAAGAGATATTTCCAAGTATATCCATCAGATAAAGTTATTGGTTCTATATCAGTAAAATCTGGTTCAACTGAAGATCTGTTTCCTTTTGCACTAGACTCTGATTGAGCACCACTTGATCCATTATCTAGACAAATATAAACTTCAAAATCACCATTAATCACATAAAAATTTGATCGATATAAATTAGTGGTTTTTGAATTTGGTGTTAAATTTGTAGCACTATAATCATGTCGATACATGTCATATCGAGTATTCTGACTCCAAATATGTTTTTTTACAACTCTTCTAATATTTGCAGTATTTATTTTTTTACCAAACAACATAGAATCTCTATAACTTGTTTGATAACTTAAATTATCAACCGGTGCTAAAGGCCAATCATTAACCGTTGTGGTCCTGCCGAATCCTGTCACAGTAGGATTTGGTAATCCTAAAAATACATAATAAGAATTATTATCGTCTAAAACGGATTCTATAAAACTAGTGGCATTAGCAATTCTAAATTGATCTGTTACTACGGCGGACATATCGATAGTTTTTTAGATATTTATAAGGGACTATTCTATAAGTTCGTCTATAATTGATCCGGTATTGAAGAAAGTTTGATCACCACCAAATCTTTGAACCGTTGGGAAAGTGGTCAATCCAGAATTAATTGTAAATCCCGTTACACCAATAGACAATGGTTCCGAAGATCTTTGGATTCCGGCACCCAAAATAAGTCCAACAGAAAATCTACCAATTGGATCTGTTGTAAATCCAACAGTATCTGGAATTTTAGTTGTATCTGTCCCAGAATCAATTCTACATGTAATTATCCCTGTGACAGGATTTGGAGCTTCACCACTAATAACACTGAATTCTTTTATAATGTAAATGTTATCAACACATGTAGTTCCCACACCAACGATTTCAGAATCACCATTATTAATGGAAGTAACACCATCTCCTATTTCAGTGTTGTAAATATAAACTGGATTTCCAGGTGCAAAAACAGTAACGTCATAATTTTGTTTGTTAACAATAACAGCAGTAAATGCAATCCCCAAATTACCACTGACAATTGTAGTTCCTATCCCGGTTATAACACCCCTATTTCCTCTTATTGAGGATACTCCAGTAACAATTTCTCTATTCAAAATATCTGGTAAAGACACGATAGATTGAGGTGGATTTATTTGGGAATATCCTAGTCCTGGGTTTGTAATTGTAAATCCATTGACTGAACCATTATTAATAGTGAGGGTTGCAGTAGCAATAGTTCCAATACCAACACCTATTTGTGTAGGAGGTGCCTGTATATGCACAGTGGGTGCCGATGTATATCCAGATCCACCACTAACTATTGTTAAATTTGATATTGTCCCTGCCGCAGAAACAGTTGCTGTTATTGCGGCTGATACTGGATTAGGTTCTTCGGAATTAATTCTGATATTATATAATGGATTAACTTCTCCTTCATAGTTGAAAAATGCTCCTGGACTGTCTACAAAGAATTGTAAATCAGTGGTGCTAAAATCTGAAATTATTTTTGCTATTGGAGTAATTCTTGGTTCGAGAGATACTCTAGACTTACTGACTATCTCCCCATCAAGAATCAAATCATCTTTTTGTCTTATAACCTCAACCGGTTCAAAGTCATCTGTTATTCCAAGACCTCTATATGTGTTTGTTCTAATTGTATCTGCTTGTGTAAATTCTGAAACCAATCGATCATCTTGATTTGGTTTTGACATGATTTTTATTTCATCACCAATTTCAATTGGTCTAGGTGGAGCTATCACAAGAGAAGAATCATCGCCATCAGTTCCTTTATAGAAGAAAATGTGAATATCATCTTCAGGTCTTGGAGCAACTTTGAAATTAACTGTTGTTCCTCCAATAAACTCATAAGTTTTTACTGGTTCTTGAATAACCCTATTTCTAAAAATAAGAAGTATAGGATTTAATTCAATATCAAAAGAATCATTAGCCTCAACACTGATTAATTCATTCTCATATTTTAATGGGAATCTAGTTCTTCTACCATCTTGTAATGGTGCTATAGAATCAATATAATCAAATTCACCAAACTGCCATAAAGAGAAAGCATCGCTAAATGCCTCAATGACCTCCATTTCAAATTCTTTTACCAAGGATTCTATAAATCTAGAAGTAACTAATCCAACTGCTTTAAATTTATCTCCAGGTAAAAATCCATATCCTGGAGTGCTAACATTGAATTGGGATACTTCAAATAATTCCGATCCTATTCCAGTATAATCGGAACTTGGAGTTGGTATAATATCAACTTTTAATCCTACTCCAGTATCAGTAGTAGAACCAATTCCTCTTCTAGAAACACCCACTACAGAAAGATTTTCATATGATGGTTCAGAAACAAATATTTCTGGATCATTATAATTTGATCCACCATTAGAAATATTAAACTCAAGTGCTCCTCCACCATGTGCTGGAGATGTTCCAACAAATACTGTAAATCTATCATTATTTACTTTAGTGATAGCAGTGGAGACTCCTGATATGTAATCAGTGCTTCTTGGATATGCATGTAAGGTTTGGAAACTGTCTTGAGCACAAGAAAATACCAATGATCCATCTGCGATTGTTACAATATCATTAGTAGATAATCCGTGACTTGATGCAGTGACTGATAAAATGCCAGTTTGTGGATTGTAGGTTGTTCCAGATTCTGGTTGAATCGCAGGACTTCCTGATTTAACAATTCCTGCTGTGGCACTTTCAAATCTATGTGTATTAAATCCAACAGGTGCTCCAGTTATCACTGCTCCATTTCCGTTTGTATCAGTAACCGCAACCGACACAGAAACTATTCCGTTATAACCAGAACCAAAACTCAAATCAGGGAAAAATTGTGTTGCTGTTCCACTTCCAACATAACTATGAGTAATTGAACTGGTTCCAACATTTACCTGGAAAGTTTGTGCAGAAGAAACACCAACAAGTTGATAATTTCTAGCACCATTTTCTGGATATATGGTTGTGGTGATTCCAGACCCTCCTGGACAAGTAAATTCTAAACCAACTAATCTTACTTCATCTTTACTTTGATTTCCAAATACCAATCCATGATTAGCATTAGTGGTTACTGACAAAATACCAGTTACCTTATCATATGCTGCCGTTGAGATGCCAAAAGATGCTCCTGTTGTAGCCACTCCAACAACATCAGTTACTACACCTCCTACAACCACAGGACGAAGTTTTGCACCTATTAAAGGAGCATATCCAAGTCCTGCAGTGGATCCTACAGATATAGGTAATCCACCTCTAGGTATTTGATTTATATTTACATCAGATTCACTAATAAAATCTTGCTCAATATTATTTACATACATTCCAGTAAATTTGATTGTTGTTATGCCAGTAGTCAAATCTTCA